CCTTCTTGGACTTGAATCTTTTTGTAATATCTCGGTACTTACTCATTTCCCTTGCCGAGATAGTAATGCCGAATTTACTGTAAAATGTAGTTACCTTTTTCTCGAATTTGCCAGCTTTGCCAAGAACAATACTCTCGATGAGTGTCTTGAGGATCTTGATTTGAGTCTCGACATTAAACTCATGAAAAATATCTCGTAAATCGGCATTGTCGGGACTAAATCTCTCTTTGAATGAGTTTGCTAAAGCATCATATTCAATAGTTTCTCTATATTTGGTTTCCCAAGAACCGGTGTTAATCTGTATTTTGAACTTGGATTCTTGCTTAACCGAGAAACAATTTATATCGGCGTAGATTTTACCATCGATGACAGGACAAAGTACATAATATTCGTCGATTTGCACTATTTTGAACACTCGACCTTCAGGGTTGTATAACTTCTTCTCATTCGGATTAAATAATCTGCTTATAAACAATCTTTCCGAACTTGGAGGAAGTTTCTTTGTACTTGTGGTTTCTACATCTATATGTCCGCGAACCAGATTATTTAGGGCAATTACGAAATTAAGTTGATTGAATAATCGTGGATTCACTTCTACGCCGAATGGAGGTTCCTGTACAGCTTTCCATAAAGAGCCGTATTTATATATACCAGAAGTATTTAGGAACAACCTTTTGATAATAACAGTGATTATCTCTATTTCTTCGCGATTGTGAGAATGTGCATCAAAGGTGATTGTATCCAACTCATTGAGGTTATATTCTGGGATTTCTGTTATCGGCTCGAAGTACAAATTACCAAATCTGCGGATAGGCGTTGCATACTTGTTTTTTGGCGTGAATTCCCTTAAGTCAAATTCGGTCTCGGTAGGAAAGTATTCTTGCAGTAACTCTTTTGGCATAATTATATCTCTATTGGCAGGTGCGTCAATTGCACTACTATTGATAATTTGCTCATAAGCCTGAACAAGCATATATTCTTTGCCTTTTTCGAAATACTTGAACTCTTCTGGACTGGGAATTTTACCGTCCCTGGTGCTAGTTACCAGCATACTGAAGTTCACTCTACGTTTTTCGGGCGGCAAGTTGATGTGACTATTCTTTCTTACGGTTCTCCCGAAAACCTGAATAAGTACAGGAATACTTCGAGGTAGACTCATAATAACATGTTCAGCCACATCAGGTATAGTATAGGTTTCTCGCAAGACCTTGCTTCCGATAATAAACTTTGTGCGCAAACCATTAGCATTTTCGGGTTGACCGAACCGAGCAATAGATTCTTCCATTGTAGACTTATCTATATCTGAGTGAGCCATAGCAAACCGAGCAGGGTAATATTCATGGTTACGGTCCTTATGCAATTTGTTCTGCGTGCCGCAAATGCAACATACTGTTTCTGGTCCAGCTTCCGAATATTCATCTATAAACCCATTGACCTTCATGAGTTCCTGGATAAGCAACACTCCTGATAATTTCACACGATCGTGATAGATGAAAAACTTCTTACCATCTGAGGGTTCATCAGTTGGCTTCATACTGTCGAAAATCAGATTAATCACCTTTCTGTATTTAGCGGAATATTTTTCGATCTTGTCTTGTTTCATGAATTCACCAACAATAACTTGGGAATTTGCGATTTTCTGAACTGCGATGGATACCTTATCTCGCCATTCTTGGTCAGCCGTCATAATTTTCGCATAAACATCATTACTTTTATATAGACCAACTGTATCTGATTCTGGGTTAGGGAAGGCGATATCATAAATCGCATAGCTATTTTGCTGGATTCTTATATTTTCAGGGTATGTATTGTATGTAGTATCTGGATTTTTGATAAGATCATCTAAAGTGCTTTGTTGGAACTCTGACATTGGGCAAGATACTAGCTTGAAGTAAGGTATTTCTTTGGAACCAAAGTACTCCTTATTAAATTTCCTTACTTCGCCTGACCAGGTGACTTTGGGGAAGAATTTTGGGTTCATGTCTTGTAAAAATGATACTTTACCCGCGAACAACTTACCTATCTCCTCTTTCGCACCAGGCAAATCTTCTTTGTTATTAAGGAAGAAATCGGATTTTTTCACTTTCTGGGTTGCCGGCGACAGTAAGTTTAGAAGTTCGATAATCTCGCTGGCTGCATTATTCATAGGAGTTGCCGACATAAACACTGCGCGTACACCAGGAATATTATCAAGCAAGTATTGGATTGCGACTCCATAGTTATTTTTGGTATACGAATTGTAGCAGTTGTGAATTTCGTCACAAATAATCAACGAGTCTTTGAATTGTTCGAGTAATCTAAAGTTTACTTGGACTCGACCTGCACGGATCTCTTCATTAATGATATCTTCCAGAGTAGGGTTGTTTGGGTTTTCAGGATTTTCACGCTCGATTTTATCAACTCTTTCTTCGAGATCGGTTAAGCTGAGTGACTCAGAAATAAAAAGTGCATTGACAAACTTCTTATAACCATAGAACTTGAAGAACCCCCCTTTGGCTTTCTGAAGAATTCTACGTCTAAGTGTCCTGTGTAATTCTGCGAACTTCTGTCTACCTGCTTGTGTTCCGGAAAATGCCTGACTCTGCAACTTTTCATATTCTTCTCGCTCACTTGGACTAACAAAGCCGAACTCAGGATATTTTAGCAAATCTCGGATAAATGCCGCCTGTGTGCCGGAAAACCCGAAGATAAATACACTTGGAGTTTTCTTGTCCAATTCAATGTAACCTTCCTTGCCCCTGTATTTCACGCGTTCAGTGTCATAGATACGCTTGAACACTTCCACAAAACTCATTGCAATTGAAATACCAGTGATAGTTTTACCTGAACCAGTACCATGTTTGATGAGTAATCTCTGAACATCGGTATTTGGATTGATCAAGTTTCGCGGAAAGAGCTGATAACTGTGTACTTTTAGATGTTTGCCATCAAGTGGATCATATTTCACCGGAGCTCGAAAGTTGCGTTTAGTGTCGTACTTCAGAGAAAAGTATTCCTTCTTGCGCATTATTTCATCTATCGCATTTTTGGCTTCTTTGATCATTTCCTAGAAATATGTATAAAAGTATATCTTTTTGTCTTAAAAACATATAGATAATTTTATAACTCAACTTCGATGAACTCAACTTCTATGGATGGACCAGAAGACGCAGATTTTACGATAGATGCCTGCAATTTACGGGTGATGTATAATAAAAAAAATGGACATGTTGAAATCCTGATAAATTCCGAAGTTCTTGGATCTTATACACCAGAATCCGCTTATGGGTTAATCAGATATTCGGGGGATTATGATAAGTTTGTATTATGGGCTCCCTCATTTTATGGATTTGACAACGAGTATGCTGATACATTTGCGATGCATTTTACCTTTTGTGCAGGAATAGCGATCGGTGCGTCAAAGCGGGTATAAGGATTTAATTGAATTATGCACGATGATTATGAAGAAGCCCGAAATATGCAGTTCATAGATTTGGAACCAGTTTGTGAATTATTAGTAAGATTCTGTGAATTCCCAGTTGAGATTGCGTCTCTGATGAATACAACAAAAAGAGCCCAAAAGACGATACGATTCATCCTCGATGCGACGCCCAATAGATATTTCATAAAATACCACAACTGGACTTATGACGAAAGCTTCTGTTCCTTGAGGATTTTGGGGGAAATAGACATATTAATCAAGATTGGCCCAAGTTGGAAGAAGTTCACATTATCAGTCGATGTTGTCGGGGATTACTCTGGTCCATCTATTGACGTGACTTTTAATAAACTTCCTGTGGTATCTGCAATATGTAACGAGTTTTATGACTCTTCTATTCTCACTCATAAATCAGGCAAATTGTTCGAGGGGTCAAGGTGTGATGGAATTGATAGTATTAGAAAACTCTATACTTCGCACATGAAGCGTCAGCGTCGCAGATAAGTGTTGTTTTTTGGCAAATTAAATTGAATTAGGGGTTTGTTAATTGACTTCACACAATGAACTCTAGATCTAATGACATCAGCTATTCGTTCAACGGCTACAGCATTTCGACACGACACGTAAACTTGGCCTCGCATATAATGTATACTTTTGATTTCGTGAGATTCGAAGGCAACCATCAAACTGTGTGGAATTTAACACTGATAAACTCATTTGGAATCGTCGATGGACAGCCAGACACCGAGATCTATCAGTTAAGTGTACATAATTGCGATGACCCCATAGACTATACATTGATCTACAACTACTCCCAGGAAATCATTGATGGTATTCTGAAGTTGATACCATTCGAAGATGTAGACTTCGTTGACTCGGCTATTTTCGAGCCAGCATTCGCCGCCTACATAATGAAGTAAAGGTTAGATTATATTTTTTACCCAAATTCGACAAACCGAAGATTAAATTGAATCGCAAGTCAGATATTTAATTCCACGCAATGGACTCTAAGACTAATAGAGTTAGGTGTCTATTCGATGGTTATAGTTGCGCAACAGGTTATGGCACCTCAATATTCACAAAGTATATATTCATGTTTACAAGATTAGAAACAGATCAACCGACGACTACATGGGCTTTAACAATAAGGCATTCACTCGGAATCGTCGATGGACAACCAGACACCGAGAAGTATTGCTTATATGTGCAAAATCTTCGTCGAAAAGGATTCATATGGAATTACGACCTTGATGATATCCATGTCGTCATGAATAACCTTCTGAGGTTGGTATGGAACGTTAATCCAGCTCTACTTAATTTAGCTGTCTTTGAACCGATATTCGCCACTTGCATGATGAAGTAAAGGCTAAATTATGGCTATGTTTTTTACCAGATCGTATTTAATTGAATGGCTGGCTTTCTACAATCAACCATATGGGGAGTCTTACATTTAACGATGTTAAATATTATATCCATGTCGATCTTTATCGCGGTTCCGAACTTAGAGGAAGCATAGGTAAGTTTATTGAAACCGAGGCTAATATTGTCGCACATCACGGACGACAATTCATGATAACCCATATTATGGGAATCGTCAATGGTCAGCCAGATACCGAGAAATATCAGATGCAGATTATCAATAATTACAATAGACCTCCTTACGAATATAATTTAGGCGACGCCGGTCTTATTTATGAAGGGTTCTTGGGGTTAAAAAATGATAATTATTTCGACCCATCTAACTTACATATTCTTGAGCAGCGTGAAAAGTAGATGTATTCATACATTACAAGCAAAGTGTTCGCCCGTGACTCTCAATCTTGCGAATTTCATCAATTGCACTACTGATCGCCACTTCCATTCCTGGGTTTAGGGGTAGATTTTTTATCTGTGAAATTGGAACCCATTTGATGTTGCCGATTTCCGCAATCTGTTTTTCGTTGCTAAATGATATGATCGGCTCGAACTTATAGTTAGCACTGGCTATATAAAATGTGCTCTTGTAGTTAACGACATCTCGATGATAACTTGTAATCAGTGTATCTGGGTATAATTTATATGCATCTGGTCTAATTCCGGTTTCTTCTTCAAATTCCCGAACTGCACATGTTATTGGTAATTCTTGCCGGGACTTCTTCTGACCTTTGGGTATCTCCCAGTACAACTCAGATCGATATGGTCTCAGCGATGCTTTCTTGATGAAGTCACGGAGGACTTGCCCTTTGTTAACTTTGATCCAATTGTTGTCAAATATACTTTTATGGGTCCAATAAAATGGCGTGTTAGATTCGTATCCAAGCCAGACATGCCGCCAGATATACTCAAAATTAAGATTATTGATGATAATCCTCTCTTGTGCTGTCATTGCCGTTAGCAGGTCAACAACATGATCTTTGGTATAAGACCCATGTACGAATATATTAAACTCATACGTGTATCGTTTTTGAACTAATAACAGCTCCAGTTCTCGCTTGATTTTACGATATATCACAATACCGTAAGACTCCTTAACTTTCATCAGGTTTACCCTATTTTTGATTTTTTAATTAGATTTTTCTATTTGTGCCTACAGGTATAACATGTTGCAATTTGTAACTTTGCCCCTTGCCGTTGATCTTGTTCACGTGATACTTCTCATCACAGTTGTCGTTCTCTTATACAGAGTAAACCAATGTGCCTGTGAGAAATATAATAATAAGGATAGCATCTTGGCTAAATTCAGTCGAGGAGTAGGATGGAATGTATAATGCCCCTTTATTGAGGGTAATGTTCTGTATATATGCCATGGATAGATTCATACGGTACATTATTACCCTTCCAGGCTCGCATAAATTCACGGCACTCATCTACGCATTTAAAGAAGGTATCCAACATCGATTTATTGGCGCCTTCCGACAGGTACTTCGTATCTTTTTTCAATAAATGCATGTTAGCCGAATATAGCTTCCACGGCAATGCACCTATAATGTATACACCGGGATTGTCTCGTAATATACTTCTGACACCGAGTCTGATAGAATTGAGTGGATTTGAAGTTGTATTAATTATCGGCTTGCTATATCTAGTTTTGATATGACCATCTTCGTGAGCTGCCATTAATTCGGCTAACCAATCAGGGTTGCATTTTGAAAGATCTTTAACATCATCTACACTTTGGATGTTTTGAATGGGATCTGGGATAAACCCACAGTGGTTGTATTCAGACGAGTCGTCTTCGCCTTCAGGTTCCTCAGGTTCAATATCGATGCGATTTCTGTAAAATATGATGAAACCGATAGCGATGGGCATTGTCCGTTTGGTGATAGCTGAATTTGTGCCATTTTCCAAGTGCAGATCCTCGAAATTGCAAGCTTTGAAAACAAACTCTGCAAAAATACCAAAATCAGCAGCATCTATAACATTGAGTCCCGTCTTTACTTGTGGTGTATAATATTCTGGTACTTGAGATGTCGGTACTCTAGAGTATGGACACTTAAACTCAAATAACGCAACTCCTGTTTTTGGCATCTCAGCTGGACTCAGCTCAGATGTGATGAAGTTTAATTGATCTAAATTATTGACAACTCCGAGTCCATCGGGGCTATAACTAATACGATCGCCTCTTCTGTAGGTCACGGTGTCTGCCAAAACAGTAATGTCGTATTTTATCTTGAAGTAGCTCTTGCATACTCGTTCAAAAAGATTGCCCCAAGAAGTCTTGATGGACCTGTCGAAAGGCTTAGAGTATATGCCAGACTTGGTCAATACTAATGTTTTCACGGGACAATATGGGTTAAGTCCAAAAACAGCAGCCATTTCCGAGCCACCAACTGTGCTTTTTTTCATTTCTAGCCAGTCGTTGGTTCTCTGAGCCGGATTCTTCTTGCAAAGTTCTATAAAGTTCTCGATTTTTTCTGATGCGTTCATTGTATATCTGTTAGGGAGAACTTTTATTTTTTTATATAAATGGAGCTAAAATACATAGACAAAGTAGTTGCCGCAATTAGGGGAGGTCCAAACGCCGGAGATATTATTAGTTGCTGTCACTGGTGTTTACGCGCCAGAAAAAAAGAATATGATCCCAAGATGCGAAAATGGAGAACTCCGTCGGATGTAATAAGATGCGCCGATTGTGGAAGAGAATATTGTCTTCGGGAATGCGTCGATAAATGCGCACATAGGACTGTCACCAAAAAATGGATGTGTGGATCCGAAATCGTGCGATATAATAAATGTATATACTGCAGCATATATAAAGACTTCTATGATCACGCAGTACTCGATTTTCCCGAATAAATATCGTACACTCAGTCTTCGGCTTCTTCCCCATTAGGTATATCCATGATAGCTTCCGCAGATACAGTTCTGTATCCTTCTGCCAGTCCAGATATGTCAGATATTCTGCTGATCTTTAAAACATCTCCTGGTTTTGCGCCTGACCATATACTCATCGGATCGCTAGACAAGATTCGTTGATAGCCCGAAGAACTCGCGCAAATGAATCCTTCAAGCTTAGCTAACTCACTTCTTTCCATAATTTTGTGAACTGGTATTGCCTGATGCAATGGCAGATTGATGGTAAATCTATCGAAAATATGATTCTCCACGTAAATGATGGGTTCTTCGAAAGCTTGCATCTTGGTAAGAATCTTCTTAGATAACCTCTCAGCGGTGATCACTGTGATTTCGGTAAATGTCGTTGCATTTAACACGCCAGTATTAGCGATCAGGTTAAGAAAATCTTGTGTTGCTGAATTGGCCTTTGAATCATGGCTGATAATTATGAAAACACATTCGATTGGCGACTTATAGATATCGGCTAATATACCTTTGGGTTCCTTAGTTCCACGAATCAAATAATAACCTTTGCTTTGTGTTAATGAGATGAATTCCCTCGAAGTATGTTCTGGGCTAGTTTTGACTATTCCTCTATACTCCAAGAGAGCTGGCATGTTCTCAAAGACTCGGACTATTTTTCTATCCATGGTTTATACAATATATTGGCGTATTCAATTTAAAACAAAAATGCTGAGTATTTATTTTTTTTAATTCTTTTTGTGCCAACCTATATACGCATGGACTCGTTTATGGATAATGTGTCGACTTCAGAATTTCAAGGAGGTGGTCTCTCCGATTGGTTAAGACCAGTCACAAATATGGTGCAATCATATCCCACAACTGTGTTTTTAATGCTTGTTGCGATGGTTGTAATTATTGTGATACTCATCGTAGTACACATGTCTATGAAGAAAGAAGGATTCGGCATCGGTGGAGGTTTAGCCCGTTTGCAAGAATCCGATAGCAGAGGCGCAAGCCCAGCGTGGGCAAATCGTGTTGACCCTGATTGCAGCGGCGCATCTGTTACTCAATATACTGAGGATCTTCCTTGGGCTAACTTGGATTCTGATAAATCAGCCAGTGAAGGAATGTCAAATAAGGGAGGTACATATACCGACTCTAAGCTAGTCAGAGTTTCTGCAGGTCTCTCTAATTAATATTTAGGTTTAAACAGATTTAATCCTTTTTAATACAAATGGAAGGACTCGTGACTTCAGCCGATACTCAAGATTTACTATTCGGGTTTAACCGCAAACTCATATACGCTGCAATCGCATTCATCATTGTGGTAGTAATAGTTGTGGTCATTATGTGGACCCGCAAGCCGGGCGACAAGAATAAGGAAAACATGAAAAGATCGCGACTGGAAAGAGAGATAGATGATGTAATTGCAGACATCAACTCCAGTTAAGGGACTCATATGAGTTCAGGTCCTTTTTTATTTGAATGTAGATTATCCCATACAACCCACAACATGGATTCACAGAATTTATCGATTGAGGAGAAGTTCAAGATGACTACAGAGCGTGACCGCGTCCTAATTAAGGATATGCATCTTGGGCCAATTAAAGTACAACCCGACATCTCCGATACTATATATGTAGTTAAGGAAGATCGCGAAAAAAGGACCATCAAGGTTACTGGGGTTAAGGAAGTAGTCAATGATTACAGTCCGGCCAGTCTCAAAACATTTGATGAAATATTCGTCAATGCTATTGATCAGGCTATCAATGAACCTCAGACTACCAAGATAGAGATATTCATGGATTCCAAAGAGGGGAAGTTAACAGTCAAGAATAATGGGTCCGGTATACCTATCGTTAAACACAAGGAAGCCAAAACATGGTTACCGCAATTCATCTTTGGTGTATTAGGGCAAGGCTCTAACTTTACCAAAGCTGAAACTTCTATTACTGGAGGTACAAACGGAATTGGCGCAAAAGCCACCAATATTCATTCGAGTCATTTTAGTGTGGAAACAGTATCCGATGGTAAGAAATATTATCAAACATGGGCGAACAACATGGACAGTGTAGAAGACCCTATAATTACAACTTCATTCAAAGCCGAATACACCATTATTGAGTGGATCCTTGAGTTAGCTCATTTCGGATATACAGAATCTACACACAAAGTGTTCAAGTTGCTCAAACCATTGATCATGAGTAGAATTATTTCTGGGTATGAGTACTTGTCCTGGGCGCGACCCGGGTTCAGAATCTACTTCAACGATTGTAAAATCACAGGAGTGACCCAAGCACAACTGCAAGATCAGACTGAATGGTACCAAATTAAGATGCAAATGGCGGAAGATGAATCGAGAAGATTCATTGGAGTCGTTAATGGTATCGCTGTACTCAAGGGTAATCATCAAACCAAATTCATCCGAGACTTGGCTAAGAAAATCACAGATGAATTCAAGGTAAAAATACCGAGTTTTCCCAATGTAACCGAAGTTACCCTGACAACGATCGCGAATTTCTACATGGCTGCCAAAGTACCAGCTGTAAGTTGGGAAGGTCAAAGAAAGGAGAATGCCCAAGTCCAAAAGAAGTATCTAAGCAATTACTCTCCGACGGATGATTTTGTACAAAAGTGCTTCGAACGTTTCAAAACTTTAATCATGATGAAATTGATGCCAAGGATGGGCAACAAGAAAGGAAAAGTGTCCGTCGATAAGTACATCAAAGCGCGACACTCGGGTACAAAGAAATCCCATGAATGTGGACTGTTTCTACCAGAAGGTGATTCGGCCGCAAGCATGATTTCAACAGGCCTTAGTCAAGGATATTCTGGTCTTAACTATGATTACTTTGGTATCCTGACACTTGGTGGTGTGCCAATGAACGCGCACAGGCAATCAAAAGTTGACGGCAAATTTACGATACCTACTGAACGATTGCTGGAACATGAGTTTTTCCAAAACTTTATGGCTGTGACCGGTCTTAAAACTACCTTTAAATTCGATAAATCAAGCCCAGAATACACCAAAGAAATGGCATCTCTTAATTACGGATTTATTGTTGGCGCCGTTGACCAAGATCACGATGGTATTGGTAAAATATGGAGTCTCATTCTCGCAATGATGCACCGATTTTGGCCTAACTTGATGACAACCGAACACTCATTTGTAAGAAGATTTGCTACTGTTGTTGCTCGGGCATATCCAAAATCCAAGAAGGGTAGAGTGCATGAATTCTTCTCGGAACATGAGCTTACAACTTGGCTTGAAAGTATTGAGAATGTCGATAGCTACGAAATCTCATACATTAAAGGGTTAGCCACACACGGTGACTCCGATATCAAGAGAATGTTCAAGAAGTTCCATGACTCAATCTTCGTGTATCGGAAAGATACTAACTCAGAGGTGGAATTCGAGAAATTCTATGGATCCGACCCCGAAATGAGAAAGGAGATCTTGGGTACACCATTGTCGCCATTGTCCCAACAAGTGGTCGAAAAACAGATGATCGAGAAGGTAATTAGATGCACACATCATCTTTACACCGAGTCCAAGAATAATAAACTCTGTAATTTGGGACAAAAGTTATGGAATGCATGTGATGGTATGAATGAATCGGGTAGGAAGATTCTTGCCGGTTCGCTTCTCTGTTTCCGCAAGAAAAACAAGATTATGAGAGTTGATCAACTTGCTGGATTTATCGCACAACACATGTGTTACCATCATGGTGCTGCAAGTTTGGAAGATTCTATCAAGGGCAAAGCATTCCTTGCTGTTGGTGGAGTTCAACTTCCTCAACTAGTTCCATTGGGATCTTTCGGATCTCGTGCAAAAGCAGGCAAAGATGCAGGAGCTGCTAGATATATCAGAACGAAACTTAACAAGAAACTCGTAGATTTGATATACCCAGAAGAAGATATGCCCTTATTGGACTATGTATTCTCAGATGGTCAAATTGCCGAACCCAAGATGTTTATCCCGACAATCCCAATGGCAGTATTGGAAAGCACAGAAATGCCCGCAGATGGTTGGAAGATTAAAGTATTTGCTCGAGATGTGTTCGATGTTATCGAAAGAGTCATCGACATGATCAATGTTCCTGGTCTTCAGTGTCATGAACCCAAGATTTACGACAATGGATTTACCGGCAACTGGAGATTATCTGAAGGAAAACTCTACGGGATTGGCAAGTATGAGTTTGTCGGCAACAGGAGCGTGCGAATTTACGAATTACCACTACGATTTTGGCCAAGCACATACTCCGATAAAATGTTTAAGAAAGAGTATGTCGACAACATCGATAATAGGAGTGCCAAAGACACTGTCTTGGTAGAATTAGATGTAAACCCAGAAGAATACGAGAAGAAATTGTCTGAGTGTGGCGATCGATTTAATGACCCAAATATTGAAGCACTGCATCTCTATGCTAGCTTTAATCACAATCTGAACATGATGTCAGCCGAGCATACAGTTATCAGCTTTGAGCATTATGAAGATGTTATCAATTACTGGTTTGAATTTCGCAAAAATCTGTATAAAGATCGTGTTGACCGTGAACTCACACATCGTGAATTGGAATTAATCTACTTGAAATCCCTGTATCGCTTCTTGACCGAGGAAGAGGGTACTAATTTTGACGATGATGATAACGCCCGAACAATATTACTCGAGAAACGCTACGAAGAAATGAACCCATCTGTGTACAGGAATGGCAAGATTATTCGTGGTAAACAAGATGAATTACTTAAACACTTTTATGGACCAAAGAAATCATTCGATTATCTATTGTCTTCATGTAAGCGTGACTTCTTCGTCAAGAATACAACCAAACTTGCACAAAGGATTGCGGCGCTTGAAAACGAATTGTCAGAATACCGTAATCTTTGCAGACTTGGTCGATTCCCGGGTGCCGAAATATGGAAGCGCGACCTTAGGAAGTTAGAAAAAATAATCCGAGAAGGAGTAGCATCTAACTGGACTTTCGGTGAAGATGACAAACTCACGTACGACTCGGATTAACTCTTTATCTACCCAAAGATGCGAGTAACGAATTGAATTTTTTGATTAAATATTCGACTGCTTCGGAGAACACTACTTCTGGTGGTCCGGTAGACATCATTGTCATTAGCTTGCTTCTGTCTGCCAAGTTTATGACGGGGGCAACTGTAACTTGTTGACATTGTTCGGTAAACTCTTCGCACAATATTTGTTGAATCATCATCGGAACCGTCCATCCAGAATTAGCACACATCAACGTCCATTTATTTGGGGCATCGCTTTGCGTGAATTGCGAGTCTTTAATAATCTGCAGCTGTCTCTGGATTTCATGTAAACCCTTGTAGATGTATAACTTGATATCCGGTATGTCTCCATTTGTCTCAAATGTTATCCTATATTTTTTAGGGCTTGTATTACTTGGGCTGCCAACAGGTTCAACATCTATCGGAACGGCAACAACACAAAGTGCAGCTGAATGTTCGCCATCAATATAGTTTTTACTAACTTTTGTTGTAATACCAGTGATGCGAATGAATCTTCCTTTATTTAGCTTCAGAATGATGTTATTATCGTTGAATGGTCGCTTTCTTAGGTTGCTCTTCAGTTCTTTGGTATAAACTTTCATCGGTCCGCCTGTTCTATTCACGACATCCAAAGTGAAGATCGTCCCGACAGACACAGACTGGTCTATTGGTATCATTTTGATACGGTTACATATGAAGTCATCGCTGATAAATGGGTCATCCGTCTCCACTTTGAGTGGGTCAGCTACCATTCGCAAGACTTCTGTCTCTGAATTCATAGTTCGGCGGATCCCATTTGCTATAGTTCGATGAACATCATGTAGCTCGAATTGTATCTTCTGGGACTTTAGGTTCTTGGGTAGCAAGTCAACAGCTGCTTGCCCTCCCAATCTAAGTACAGCCTCTTCATTGGGACCTGTTTCTGTAATTCTGAAATTCACAATTGACATCGTTTATCAATATAAACAAAACTTCAATTTAATATATAAATGCCGAACAACAAGTTGTTCGTTAAATATGATAAAAAGACTCTCGATATGTTAGTCGAGATCAGAAACATGAAAATGCGCAATATCAAGATTACTGCTTTTGCAGAAGCGGATATAACGCCGAAAGTAGTGAAGAAGCTTAGTGATATTAACATAGATCATTTACCTGCTCTGGTAGCTTCGGATGGAGACATTGTTATGGGAGCATCATCTATCTTGGGTTACTTGAAAGGTATCGTTGAAAAAGTTGAGTCGTTTGGATACGACACTGATGAAGGTGTTACAAACGCATTAGCTAATATTCTGAGAGAGCCCGATGAGGAGGAAGAAAGTGATGAAGCGAAAAAGGCTGCAGTTAAGAGCAAAGCCGATGATATTACACAGAAGCGCAATGAACGATTCAAGTCACTTGGATTCACAGATGTCAGCCCAAGTAAACAGGACAGTGCGCCCGCAAATCCGCCAAAAAAGAGACCAGCTATGGAATTCGGGGAATATGAGACACCAAAAAAGAAGACAACCATTGATGACGATGAAATTGAATTGGAAGATGACTTGACCGCTCAACTATTGCGCATCTTCTAAATTTTATATTAAACACCATGAACTTTTTTGATAAATGGGTTCCACGGAAACTGCCGTCTTTAATCAGAATATTCGAAGTCTACTTAATTTGGCTTGTGCAGAAACCAAAAATGCTCGATTGCTCGAAAAGAGGAAGCTCATCAATAATGTCATCTACGAAAGTCCCTCATATGTTATGGAATTAATTGGACCATTCCTGGTCTCATTCAAGAGTGAAATTTACGCCGAAAGATACGATATCTTCCTAAATGTGGAATCAGAGCAATCCAAGAAGATCTACAAGAAAATCGTCGACGTTGACACGAAAAAAGATCTACTTTCATATCATCAGTTGCTGGCAGATTGTTACAACTCACAACTTTCGGAAACTAACAAAAAGACAGTGCGCGATAATGTTCGTGCTATGTTGGATATTTGTATTAAACTCAACATGTAAAAATAATAGATGTCTTCAAAAGTGGCCGTCTCCAGAAAGGTCGTCAAAAATGACCAAATCAAGAATATTTTTAATAAAATGATTGGGGGTGATGTTGAGTTTACAATGGCATATCCCAAGTATAGAGAATTACTTGGAGGTATCCAAGCCATAGTTAATGTTCTGAGCGTCATTCCAGGAATGAGACATACAGATAGTTTCAAGACAATTCGCAGCAAGGTCCCACTAGGTAATCATGTTTTTACAGCTACGTTAGAAGAAGAGGGCACAGGGATGATCAACAAGGCGCGATTGAGTGATTTTGTTGTTAAGTACAGAACATTACTCAGGAAATCCAAGATTATGAAGGAGTTTTTAGACGCCAAATCATATTTGAAAGATTACAGATCGGAGATTCTGAAGCTAGACTTGGGTTATTTGGGTAGTCAAATATCATTCAGACCCTTTCCAAGTTATTTAGATCCCGATTTTGCCACTCTTTACAACGAGAGTATCGGGAAGCCAGCTGAGATCAGATTTGTTGGTCAGTTAATATTGAGATTGTCGAACGAGTTGGATAATCTGTATAACATTTGGATTAAACCTGATGTGTCTATTGATGATTTCGTTTCTGGAATTACAAGCAGTCTAGATAATATCAAGCGCCAAGTTACAAGATGCGATCGAGCCATAGATACCATTAAGAGTTCCGTGCGCATACTGAATAGTAAGTTCCCGACATATTATGAAGAATTTATGTTATCGAACAACCCAAATATCATTTTCGAAAACTTTATCTTGGATGCAGGCAAAGCGTGCCAGGCAGATAAAGAACTAACAGCACAATTCAGAAAAATAGTTTCGTATTGCCAGAATCTAGCAGAACAGAAAGATGTAAAAGACGCTCAATGTATGACGCTCCTAAGTGCAGCCAATGTACAGCTGGAAGAATGGGATAAGAATTTGTAATTGCAAAAATATTAATTGGTCGATTAGGTATAACATGTTAGGCTTTTTTGCGGGTGCAGCAATCGCCTCTATCTGCATTTATATTTATGTGTTTGGAGTTCCCAAAATCGCTATCATCAAGGACTCCAAACCAAATACATTCTTGGATTCTTTTTCTATCAAGGAAATAGACAACTTTGATACGGGTGTAGGATTGGAAGATGCCCCCGAGCTAGACTCAAAAGATATATATTCGGGGGATTTGGGTCTAAATGTCGGACAAATCACGGATCCCGATAAGAAGTTTGCTGACTTAGCGCTAGTTCGCAATCGAGATAAAACAGCGCAAGATGCTTTTCGAGCCAAGAATAATGCAAGGTACTTTAAGCAGTTTTTCGAAGGAGAAGGTGACGAACAAGAAAAGAAACAATGGTGGGGTAATTACTAAAATATACAATTAAATTCGATTAGTATAATGAAAAAGATTCCATCGGCAATAGTACCCAGCAAAGGTAATGGAATTATTTACAAGCGAGTGATCCAACCCATAGATGTCAGATCGGAACTCGCGAGACAGATGATGGCTCCAGATGGGTATGTTCCCCCGAACCCATCTTTTGGCTCAGAACAGCCAGCTGCGGTTAATGTAACCACATCTCAATCTGACACAAGAAGTTCAACTCGACCCGCTGTTCGCGACATCTATTTAAACCTGAACTCGGAAGACCAGACTGATGCGGTAGATGTGGGGACAATGCGATTTAATCTCAAGGAAATAGCAAAGACATCGCAAATCACCAGTATTATAGAGATGGAACTTTCAGCCTTTGTTATCGGGACTGTCGAAAATCCCAGTACCTTCCCGGAAACCTTATTCCACAGAACATTGACGGTTTTGATAGATGAGTTGAGCAGTGAAGCCTACTCGTGTAAAAGAAATAGATTTCACTTTGAGTGTGATCTTGAACCATATGGTGGAAGTACCGTTCGAGCAACGGCAAGAGTATCCAAATTTATATTCTCTAATCCAGCAACTGGTTTAACCGATACTCTTACACTGAGGTTCAGGACGCCCACACAGGAATTTATTATAAAAAACACCACTTTAACCGCAACTATTTCCAAGTACAATCTAACTTTCAACGGCACTACCTATGTTGTACCGAGATTTACGACATTAGAACCCCACATGATTAAACCATATGTGGGAACACCTACTTCTGCGTCTGGTATTGTATTAACCGGTGGTACTGGAGCAGGAAATTTAACACTTCTCGGTATTTATTCATATGGTGTTACATACTTGGATGCATCGGGTAATGAAACGGATCTCGGAGTTATTAAGGAGCTGCAGCTCGTGGGTACTGAGAATCAAATTGTGATTACCGATATTCCCATCGGCCCGAATGGAGTAACCAGGAGAAAGATATATAGAACCATTAGTGGCGCTACAGGAACTTATTACTTAAACAAAGTATTGAACGACAACACAACCACAACTTACACTGACACACTCGCCGATGTTAGCCAATATTCTATGCCAGAAGTCCCAGAAATAAATGGATTCGGGCAAGTAACTAATGCAGTTGTTATTTCCGGTTTCTATTCTGGTATCGGCAATAATGATAACATAATGAATCGGGTTGAGGGACATCTAGTAAGAGTTATAGATGATAAGTCCTTCGATATGGTTTCAGTTGCGGATCTCGTAGATTTTAGTAATATTGATACATCCACAATACGCGTATCAGTATCAATATTGGCCAATCGTATATCTATCGGGCTGCGACTCCGATGCTTATCTGGAACTAAGACCAATAGTATAATGCCAGTTTAAGCAATAAAATTGAATCAAACTCGTGTATATGTTGATCAACGCTATGACTTCTAATCCAAATTGTATCCCTGCATTTACTCTACCCCCGCCACCAGACCCCAAAAACTTCACATGGGTGATACTTGATCCGCAACTCAGAGCTCAAGTAGAAGCTAGATTCGCGGCGCAGTCTGAAACCTCTTTTCGACCAATCTCGAGTCTTGCTTCTACTTCGGTAGTTGCTCCTGTGATTCAACCCAACAAGGGCAAGGCATCCGTTGTCAAACCCCTTCAGATCCCTGTACAGTTTACTAGGATTTTCGAGATAATTGCTGAATCCAAGCTGCAATTTCCTAAAGCTGACCTCGTTGGCACAACCAATCTTAACGGAGATGGAGTTGTAACAACTTACACTTACTTGGATAACTCTCTGCTTTTCCCTTTCTACGGTAGTATCATCTTCAAGGGAATGGTGTCCGGTGTTAACAATAGCGATATTTTAAACAAACTCGATGCCATCGCGAAGGTCTTGCACAAACATCAATATGTGGAAATTCCCCCGATCGACAATGAGTACACACTGTATACTTTCGAAGATGACGTCCATCCACAAGATACGGTTTGTGCCTTCACTGAATTCACTTTCAACAAAGATTTGAGCTACACTGCCACTGAGGTCGATGTATATCCCCCCAAAGTCTCTGCTCCTGTTCTTGTTTCTACTCAACCGACATCACCCCTTCCCAGACCTTTGCAGCCACGTGAAGCGATTTCATGGAAACCGAAATCACAAGCTGTGAAAGAGGCGACCAAGGTTAATGCTAATGTTGATCGCGAAAACTTGTATTCGACTTTACTAGCTGCGCTGAAATCTCGCCGAGGTATACCTCTCAAGAATCACTCGGATTCAGAGTCTGACAATGATGATCATCTTGTGTCGGTACCAAGAGCTTCTGTAATAGCCCGCAAACTTGCATCTCCGCAGAAGCCTTTCTACAATCCAGCACAGATAATTCAATACACACATATGAACACTCCCTTCAAAAATTTCCACGACATTGCCGACGACGATGGATACGAATCAGCCGAATCTGTCTAATAACTACAATACTTTTTTACCTCTTCTGGTCTTTTTCCCAGACCCTGTTTTCGATTTAAGGGAATCTTCGATAGCCTCGATTACATCAAAGAATTCGGGGTTATCGGGCATCTTCACATATTTACCAGTATCATCCATCTTATATACAGAATATTTGTGTAGTGAGTTGTCCGATCTGTAATAATATACTTTATCGCCTAACTTGAACTCGGTTGCCATAACATTTTTCCTAATAACCGGGATGCATGGATCAGGCATACGCATATCAGCTTCGAAATCTTCATGATATAATGTCGCATCAGTTGCCATACATAATTTGCAATGAGGAGGATTGTCTTGCCGCTGGTTAAGTAAACATTCAATCGACACTTCCTGTATGCCAGTAACGAAATCCCCAGTAAGTGGATAAGAATATTTACCATTGAAGTACAATTCTAGATCCGTAGTCAACAGCGGAGATCCCGTTTTCAACAAGAGAGAACTAGTTTCTAAAGTTTTGACTACATCTATGCTATCTTCCCCTGCAACACTTCTTGGCTGCACTGAAAAGTAGAAGTAAGGAACAACGAACTGTCTTTCGACAGGTAAATCTACGTGACTGTTATTACGCAAGATACGGGCGATAACCTGCTCGTGTCTAGAATCCACCCAATATGGTTCCATAATATGTATGTAATTCGCATGTTTCAGATCGAGTCCTTCCGCCCCAGACGCCGAAATCAGCAAAAGATTTATTAACTCACCGTTTATGTTACTGGTCCCGCTAAACTCCCGAACTATTTGTTCTCGCATGTCAAGCGCAACTGCACCCGTGATAATCGCGAAAACTTTACCTTTGCTACTACCGCCACTCTTAGATACTTTCTCGTGTGTGCTTGATTGCTTTAATCTGATTTTCTTTTTCCTCACTTCTTCGGTCATCTCTTCTTTCTGAGCCCCGGTCAACGTTTCTCGAATATTGGTTATAATATCATTAACCTCGTCTGGGTCTACATTGAAGATATTCTCGGGATCCAAATCTATAAACTTGTGTCCATCTTTCGTCATAATACCAATAATGCCCTTATTGTATTTTATCACATAGAAGTTAGCGTCAATGAGCTGCTTTTTGTAAATATTGGCAAACTTCTGTCTGACAACAAATAGGTCGTTTGCGGAAGGTTCTTTCAAAATCACATCATTATAGTAAACGTCGTCCAAGAAAGAACTCCACTTATCGTTATATCTTCGTGGTTGATAGTGTTTTGCGTTTTTCATTCTGGTGCCTATCCGGTGTATATAATTGAGTTTTTCACCTGCTCCAGTTACACTCGAGTCTATATTGTCAATGACTTCTATTTTATTCGCCACATCAACCTCAACATTCTCATTAACAACACCTTCTGGGTCTACAGGCTGTTCATCATCATCGGCAAGTTCTTTCCTGATGGGTTTTTGCAATTCATGTATTCTCCAACCATGTAATTCCAAGAATCGCTGAAAGGTGCCTAATCCACCAGTGCCCGTAAATTGGCTATATACGACAGATTGACCCACATTCTTTTCTACATTTTTTAGGATTCTTATGAATTTTGGACCTGTTACATCTTTGTCATTCAACAGATATGGATTGACCTGCTTGGGTATACCGCGCACAGATATCATTTCCATCGGGGGTGCATAATTGGATAGTTGCCTCGAGCCGATCTTAAATGTACTCGCACCTTCTGATTTTGGCTTAGACATTCCACCTTTACCTTCGCTCATCTTCCGTCTACGTTTCTCCATCTCAAGTTCCGAGTCTTTAGCCAAAGTATATGCGGCATATTGATGTTCTGTCATTTCCACATACTCTAACTCTGTCGGACGCCTTTCAGGAAAATGTACATTATTTCCATTTGTCGGGGGATTCGCCGCATTTATACCAGGTGTGCTTGTATGGGTCACATAACTTACGAGCCCAAAGATGCGATTCTGGAATTTGGATTTATTGTTGATGCGACCATTTTTGACGAAGTACTTCCGAAATACATCATAGTCTTCGGGAAATAATGTATTCTTTGGTCCACTGTTAACCAACATATTGAAACATGGTATAAGTTCATAAGGGTCATTCACGACTGGTGTACCTGTAAGAAATACCATTTTATTATGATTGGCCTTCATAGCCAATTTGTAAAATTCAGTTGCATTTTTAGTGCCATTCGTGATAGCCCGAAATAAGTTATGTGCTTCATCGACAATGACAAGTGTATTATCGAGTGAACCCCCCAAATATTTAACCGTCTCGATGTTTCTAGACTCAACAGTAGCTTCGACAAGTTGCGTTGACATATTGCTGGCATTGGTCGAAACGAAACTGAACTTATCTTTTATTAACTTTTCAGCACCACCTGGATACACAATTTTCCCGAGTTCCAAGTATTGGGCAACACCTTTTTCGAAGTTCCCGCGAACCGATTTAGGTAAAGCAACGATCACCTTTAACTTATTGCTTGGGTCAAAAATCGCATCCATCGCAATCGCAACCGCTGTCAACGTCTTACCCATACCCATGGTCATATAAATCAACAACCCCTTTGGTTGCCCAATTCGGCCACTGTCAATGTTATGGATGTAATGTCTCACGATATTTTGGTAATATTTCAAAAACGAATATCTGTCGTCGAACTTGACATTCCGAAGATGGGCATATAAATCAGATGGAAAGTTAGTCAAATTTCGTGTAATCTTTTCCATTTATATTTGACCGAAGAAAAACAGTTTTAAATTAAAGGTTAACCCAACATATACAACACATATGTCCCATCATACTGTAGTACCTGCGACTTTGTCCTTTATAGCACTAGGCTGTTTTATAGTTTCCGGTCTATTTATGGCGGATCCCACACTTAGTGCACCCTGTTATTGCAAAGAAGTTACGGTTATTCCCACTAAGATGCTCGAGTATACGATCTACTCATCGAGATTTGGCAAGTTATCGATGAATATACTTTTTATATGTGATATATTACACAAAAATAATACGACAGTTGCCAAAATTGGTAAGATTAATTTGACAGCCGCGTGTATAGGTGCATGCTCTTTTAGGGATATTGAATACCTGATTGGAATTCCGGTTATTGGATATATCCAACACGATGGATCAAATGCGTCGACCATACAATACGATCCTATGTTACCGCTCTGGGTGTGTTTGTTGTGCTGCGGTGTATTGAGTGCGACGATTGTGATCGGTTATATGATAAAGATAATTCCACAATCGTATAGAAATTAACTCAGGAAAATGGTCATTTGAGAACGACAATTATTTTTCGGAATGTGATTATTTTATTTTATTTTTAGCTTTTGTTGCCGACTATATAGGAGATGACACTCATTGAAGGTGGTGCACGTAAAAGAAAAAGCAAGTCTGCCAGTCCCGGTGGCAAAAAATCAAAGAGATCCAAGAGGTCTCGCAAGTCTAAGAAGGGTGGTGCCAAGCACAAGCCCAAGAAGTCTACATAATCGACTCGGGGGTAAATCCGATATTGAGTTATTGTGACACGGATCATATGATGGATGTTTCTAAGTCTATCGGTTTTACTTTTTTGTATATTTCTAACTTATACAAGCACCCGAAACTTCACAAATGACACACTCTGTATTCATCTTTAGGCGAGACCTCAGACTTTCGGACAACCTCGGATTAAATACCGCAATTTCAGCAAAGATACCAGTGTTGCCATTATTTATATTTGACCCACTTCAGGTGGAATCCAAAGTGTATAGAAGTCCAAGAGCAGTTGATTTTATGGTCGAAGCGCTCGAAAAATTAGACCAAGAACTTAAGAATAAAGGTTCCCGACTCTTAACTTTACGCGGACAACCCGATAAAGTGATAGAATATTTGATAAAAACAATAGGTGTAAGTTCAGTTTACCTAAACGGAGACGTGTCAGAGTATTCAAAGCAAAGAGACAATGCAATAAAAAAAGTATGTGATTCCCACAAAGTGCCATTTACCAGCAATCAACTCGATCTATTTCTGGTCTCTAGGCCGGCATCCGACAAAATCTACCAAAAGTTCACTTACTTTTATAACGAAAACATAAGATCTGTACACACAGCACGAAATCCGCACTCAGCGCCAATGAAAAACTTCATAAACTTCGGCACATTGGATTTGACCGCAGTTAAAAGTATAATGATCAAGCCTCGAACCTATTATACAGGTACACCCAAATATGTTACTGCAGATAAACTACCAAAATTAGTATATAACACTGGTCGTCTTGATAAACCAAACAGTATGTGGAGTGCTTTTATCAGATTTGGCGTAATCAGTTTGAGGCAGGCTGCTCATATGGCTAAACAAGAACTGCCTAAGTCAGCATACTTGGACTTTGTTCGTGAACTTATGTGGAGAGACTTTTATTATAGGGTTCTGGGGCTTGGCCGCATGCAAGAAGTGCACGCCCGAAAATATGTACCGGAACATGACTCGCGAGTAACTGCATGGAAAACAGGTAAAACTGGATTTCCCGTGGTTGATGCTGCGATGAGACAACTAGTGGCGACTGGATATATAAGCAATAGAGCCAGATTAATAGTCTCAAATTTCCTTACAAAGAATATCCACGCTAATTGGAAAGTCGGAGAAAGATTCTTCATGGAACATTTGACAGATTCAGACACAGCCGCCAATAGAGGTGGATGGTTAACTATTTTCGGTGGATCGGTATATGGGATGCCCAAGTTCAGGATATTGAACCCTTGGTTGCAATGTAAAAAGTATGACCCCAAGTGTGATTATGTTAAAAAATGGGTTCCCGAACTGAGATCACTTAGCTGCCAAAATATACATGGATGGTTCAAGTGGTGTAAAGAACTTAAACACATTGCGTATCCTGCGCCTATCTTGGACTTTTCAGAAACTCGTGATAAGTTTTTAGATAATTTTTAGATGATATATACCCATGAACCCACTTGTGATTATCGGACTCGTGATAGTTATTTCTGCAGTCTTGCTGGTTTATGCATTTTATTTCTACCCTGCCAATACTTTGGCTACTTTGCCAATAATAAATACAGCGCCCCCGACAACACCAGCAGTTACTCAACCACTCGTGACTACAGATGAAGTCCATGATACGCCAAATGCGACAACACCAGCAACCCCATCTTCTACAGTTACTACACCTCCTCTCCCTGCAGATAGTAATGACACACCCGCCGAACAACTCATTTTACCGGCATTCGTGCAATCGGGTCTTGTCCAATATTCCGTAGAAAGAATATATCTAGGTCAGAGAACAACTTGGAGCGAGGCATCGAACTATGCATCTAAGCAAGGTGGATTCTTGCCAGATAAGGGAAATGTATATGAATTAATGAAAACAAATCCATTATTCGCTGAACATTGGGTGCCAATTTCCGATGCCGTCAATGAGTGGTTTCCTATCGATAAAGGGACTCTCCTGAGAGCCAGTACATATTCTGGTATTTATGGGAAACTACCAAGTTGGGGTCAATCTATTGATAGTTACCCGGGGCGCGGATGGATAATTTATTTAGTTAAGCGGTAATTTCATCAATTTGATATAAACATAAGCATTTTTTGTTAAATGTCACACTTAGTCACCTTTTCATTTCCCGGATTCTCAATACCAGATCTAACGCTGTTGCGAAATTCAAAAATCGAAGATAAGCACTTTCGGTTAGATACATGCCCTAGCCTTGTTCAGGTAACTTGCCGTCCGATGATTGCAAGAATGAATGATCTAAGTAATGCCGATGCTATAAACCAAGTCAGATTTAATAGCTGGCTCGGCTCGATAACAGAGGCACCTTTATTCTTAATCTCCGATTTAGCGCAATTATCTGATAAGTTCACTAATATGTCCGAGGATTCTATCAAATCCTGCATCAGGAATTTCCTGATAGTATATCCGCTCACTATCAAGTTAGGCAAATTCCATATATTTAAGATAGCCGAAGACACTTTTGGTGGTCCAGTTTCGGATATATTGATTGGCAAACAGAGTATTATTAGCCGAAAACTGGAGTGTCAGGAATGTGAAATTGGGTTGACATTGCAATACACCCCAAATATGTATTCGCTCCAAATAGATAAATCCCATACTTGGAGACAACTCGGAATTATCACAGAGACATATGTGCTTAACCATCTGAATATCGATTAAATAAAATTGAATATCAAATCGCGTATACCAATATGCATAAGGAACTTACTTTTGATAACAAAGCTCATCTGCACATATATCGCTACAAACTGATTGTGGTATATGATTCACATGCATCCATTTATCAACATGATCTAATGCTGACACATGTAGATCTCTATAAGTTCTTGTATATCTCCGCGAATCTACGAGCAGCATATGCTCATTGGCTAGCAGACGATATAATGGACTTTTACTCCGATCTCATATCAAGTGGAGATCTGCTACCTCCTATGATCCCAAAACAAGCTTTGTAAATTCATCATCGCTCAAAACTGTATTTTTTCCAAATTTGCAATCGAATATAAGTTCGGCAATTTCGTTAATCATAATCGAATCATATAACATTTCTTGGACTTCCCCAGTCCTGATGTTTATCAAATGATATTTTTTGTCTGCAAACTCCGTAATCCAAGAATACATCAACAACTGTAATTGGTGTTCAGATTTTATACTGTCTGTGCATTTAATTTCTATAACTCGGTCTGGGGTAATCATGTCCATAACACCATAAATGGGCATAGAGTGTTTGATCGAAATTCTCTCAGCTGGAACCTCAAATTCTGCATTTTCTATATTTATTTCAGCATCTAACACTTCGTGGCATTCAGTCACTGAACTTTCTGGAAGCCAATCAAATTTAGTGATCTGATTTATCCTATGTATTGTTCTTTCTTTTGTTGAGTGATATACATTGCAAATCTGCAGAAATTCGGGTATTGTTAATCCTGATGTTCTCATAAGTATTCTTACATGTGGCGTTAATCCATACTCTTCTGGTTTACTATGTGTAAACTTCTTCAATGTTTCTATTATTTTACATGAACCCGTTCTTCGAATTTCCCAAAGACCAGGAATGGCAGTTCCGTTAAGTTCTGCGACCGACTCACATAATTTCTTGTATTCGGTTAATCCGCAGCCCGTTAACTTTTTGATCTTTATATCGCGACTTGGTGGTTTAATAACCGTGAATAATTTGTTGAGTTTAGCGGCTATTTTCATAGACACTGCCTCTGACAGAAATCCAATAACTTTGGTTACAGACTCGGATAATTTCTGTGTGTTTGGCGTCATTCGAAAATCTCGGGGACTTCCATCTGGATTATACAAGAATGGCAATTCCGATTTATTTACACATTTTACGAGAATCAAGACTTCCTTTGCACGAGTCGCCGCTACATATAATTCAGGTGGACATATATCTTGCGATACATCCCTTGAAAAATACTCGAAGTGTCCAGAATCAAACCCATAAACTATTACATATTTACGCTCGCGACCCTTAGATTGACAGAATGTACTGAAGGTTACCTTACCTTGAGCAGCATAGTCATTGATCTGGGAATCTTCAGAAACCGGCATATAAATGGGAATGCCCCAAAATGTGAAATATCGCTCAAGCAATCTTATCGGACTTGCCGGGTTTTTGATGGAACTTGCCAATACAAATATTTCACCTGGATCTATATCGCCGGATTTAATAAGTTTAACAAAAGAAGGTGCTATTTTTGCATGAGCCTGGAATGATGTACCAGAGTCTATTATCTTCACATCTGCTCCATTTCGCACAGCAGATATCCGTTTGTTGCCAAGCATGCGAATATTCACAAAGTCCGCAATCTGATTGGTCAACCGATATGATGTTGATAAGGTCAATCTCTCGAACTTCATGTTAAATAGCTTATCTGCTCGCGTCAAAAATCTTGAGTCCGATCCCTTAAATCTGTAAATAGATTGGTACCTATCACCCAAAATAGCTAGAGTAGGTATCATACTTTGGCTATCTCGGAGATCTTCCATAAACTTAAGTGAAAACCTGAAGTATAATGGCGTCATATCTTGGGCTTCGTCAATCACAAGTACAGTAACAGTCGGTAATGTTTTGGGTCTTATATTCTGTTCAACAACTCGGAATAAGGCAAAATCTGTATGAGCATTTGGGTCATAATAATTAACAGCCAAGGAATGATATGTGTGAATTTCGATATCTTCGATCCCCATTGATGCGGCCTTTTTGCGAACTTCCGATTTAAGTTGGCTATTGTAAGTTAATTGTAAAGTCCCCGAGCATTGTTCGGCGATTCCCAATACAGTTGTGGTCTTTCCGCTCCCAGCAACAGCATCAACTATCACATTCTTTCCTTCCTTTATTTTGTCGATCACGGCACGCTGCTCGTGACTCAATATAATTCGTGACATTTCGTATATACCCGATACACTTTAAGTTAAAAAAATAATCGATTTATCGCCTTAGTTTATTTACGATGTATCCAAAATGAGCAGCAAGACTTATCTGAAATTTCAGATATTCGTACAAAATCAACAACGCCATATATCTAATATACATATATGGAGTTCTACTGGTGCATAAACCTCGATACTTCAGTTTATATATTTTCACATGCATTCGATTCAACGCAACCATAATAATAACGATAATCGGACTATAGCAGATCATCAATCCGCCAACTGCCAATAAATAATTGTTTGATTTGAAATCTATTCTGGCAACTTCGGCTAACCAAGCAGGTAATGCCCCGATCGCCATATACAGATACATTTCACGCCAAAGTAATAATATTATGATTCCCATTTTTCGATAAAGTGGGATATGCTTAGATCTAAGCGACCCGGATATGTGAATGAAGGCAACCTGTAACCAATCCTGAGTTAACTGAAGTCTATGGGAAATCAAACACATCAGATTTATTGGTGCCGTCTCATAACTCACTAATCCATCATCATAAATAATCTTTTGTCCCAAGTGTATATTTTTGGCTGCAACTCGCTTTAATACATCGGTTCGCCAACACGCATTATATTCGGCAAATCTGTGCAAAATGGGGCAACCCAAGTACCAAAACGATTGTATCATATCAAACTCAAGTGCGATCATATCGGCAAGTGATCTAGACTCGGATCTAGCATTGCGAATCATACATCTACCTTGAATCATATCAGCTTCCGAATCACGCAATAACTCACATCCATAAACAATGGAATTGTATTCGGGCCACTGGTCAGCGTTATATATAAATGTAAATTCACCGATCTGTCTAACTTCATCTTGTTTCTCTATATGCTGGTTGCTCAACATATTCAACAAAGTGTATTTTATACTTTCGGATTTACTGCGGGATCTTTCACAATTTATCAAATAAACTCGTATGCCAGAAGTAGATGTTCCCTGTTTTTTGGCAAACTTGTTCAGATATTTAGTATACCTTTTTAATGAACCTAAACTATCTTCGTGTTCTGGTCTCGCGCCTGCATAAACTACAATTATATTGATAAAACTGTCGGTTGGACAATCTAAAATGACCATTTTGCTTATGGTAACTGATATTACACTTGCATCGCTCGGATAGTGTACTGGTATTATGACATTGGCACCCAAGCCTGCACCAAGTGCTGTAGTCACGCAATCACCTATAGATTCAGGGGCATGTCTGGGATTTATCGCTTCTTCAGGGAGATAATCCAGCGAGACCATACCAGGATACAGAAGTATATTATGTTGAGCCAAATTAAGTACGGTTGGCGGGCCATTTCCCGTAATTACGATATTTAGCAGCTCACGCACTTCTCGGGACTCTTTGAGTTTCTTTTTATATATTCGGATATTCGCAACCAAGGATATCAAACCTCCAAATACCACAATTGAATTAGTGATTACTATACTGGTTATGGATATCCAATAGAATATTGGCAAGTATTCGATCGGAATGATAAGACCATAAAAAAGACTGGGTAACGCGATCGTTACCGCGACGGAATATAAGAATTCATACATTTCCAGAGTTAGTCTAAACCGATATAGATCTAGATTTTCTTTGTTAAATTAAAAATATCAACTATTTTCTCTAACAACTCATCGTAGTTAGAATAAAATGTCACATTTTGACCATGAGTTGTTAGTAGATTATCTCTACTGTAATCATTCTTTGGTCCACCTGGTGCTACTTTGATTTTATTCCACATCGGATTGTCTGGAATAAGACAGTAACTTTTATCTGCCCCAATACCCAAGAACTGGATAAGGTCAGGGTTGCTCGTTACAATCGCAACATCTGAATGTTTGTAATTCTTCATGAGTCCGTGAATGCGCTCTTGGAGTAAGGGAAATAGATATAACTTTTTAAATGTCATATCTTCCTGCACGATTTTCGCAGTTGCAGCCGAATTCATATCAGCTAATTCGATTTGGGTTAATTTATCGCAATCCAAAAACATGAGATCGCGACCGTGGCGAACTTTGTAATTTTCCATGTATTTACACAAACTGGACTTGCCCGAAAAATGGGGCATATTTACACCGAATAACTTTTGCTTATTGCGAACTGGCATCGGAACCTATATTAAAAAGAGAAATTATTTTGTGAAAAACCTTTTATTTTCGCATAGTTATAAAGCAAATGATCGTCGAAGTTGCCGAAAATGGCGAAGTGAAGAAGGTTGACATCCTCAACGAAGATCTTGGCGCGACCGAACCAGAAGTGGTAGTGAATGGAAATGTATATTTTATCAGGATTGTCGGTAAAGGTATCAGGTTTTGCTCAGTTGAACCTATGGAGTTTATCAATCCTCCACTCGCAGCGCAAACCGGATTAGAGAGCGGTATTGCTAAAATTCGATTCCTGGATAGATTCGGTGTATCTAAAAGAGTAGCATTCTTAGCCAATCTTACACTCGAGCAGATCAATGTTAACGAAACTGTGCCTTCTGCATCTGATGTATTTGCAGTTAGAGTGTAAATTCCAACATTACGCAGTTAATCTTTTTTGTAAACCGTCATGAATGCGCGAGTGGGGCTAATCTCGTTTCTGGGATTCGTGTAGTAAAAGTCACCTTCTACATACTTTAACCCAGTAAATGTCTTGTCCCACCCATGATAGTTTTTGTAATGCACTGCATGTCCATATTCCTTGGTAATACCCTCTTCATATAAGAATATCCCGTGTTCTACATCAACTAACATTGCGTCAACTGCATTCCAACAATCATGCTCTTTTATTACGAATAAACCATCCGAGCGCAATACTCGTGTTATTTCACTGGCCATTCCAGTAAGGTCAATTACATGGTGCATGCCCATGAACGAACTAATTACATCCATTGAATTATTAGCAAATGGGAGTTTACTTGGCGTAAGCGGGTCCACAACAGCAAACTCGATATTTGCCGTACCCTTTTGTATATCAAGCCCAGTGATAGATTTGGCGCCTATGGATTTACCGAAATATTCTGTGATCAGCCCATCTCCGCAGCCGATATCCAGATACTTTTCTACAACTTTATTCGATTTGTATAATCCTCGATAACGACGATACATCTCCGACGCTTGAGATTTACTTCTATCGGTTTTATCATTTGATCCATGTGATTTCCTTTTGTTTATTAATTCATAAGTTTCGGAATCTAACATCTGGCACATTCTTGTGAAATTAGCTGGATGCGGGTCCTGCTTGCATATAAGCCTATATAATCTGGCTTTTTCATGAATATCGCCAAACTTCATGATTGCCCGGATCTGTTGATTGCTACTTGGAGGTTTATATGCATATTCCTTGTTGTTATACTTGAGTACTTCTCCGCTAATATCATCTATATACTCGGTCGAGCCAATTCTGGAATCTGATACATTTATCTCACGACGTCCGCCAGAATATGTTTGGTCCCCGGTTAAGAGAAATACACTAGCAATAATGGCAATTATCACAGAAACCAACCACATCTATAAATACGCGAATAATAAATCACGCTGATTTAATTGAATTCATTGAGAAGATATCAAGATGTCCCAAATGTTGGATGATTCCTGTGTTTGCATGTTTGACAACTTTTGGCCGATAAGATTTATCCTCCGCAAGCATCAAGTGTTCGTTATTTGCGAAGATCTTACTATAATTTATGACGAAAATCGAACTTTGCGTATGAAGAAAACCCAGATACATGGAGGATATTATCATTCCGAGAATTTGGACTCGGATTCGCGATTCAGTAGATTTCCTTACATATCATCGACAACTAAAGAACGCGCAATCAGAGCATTAGCTAATGTTCGCACTATGGATCTTACCGATCTTATAGAATGGCTGGAAGTGCAGTTTGGGTATTTGTCCGAACACCATGAACATTTTCGTAAATTGTGCCCAAAATCCGTGCGCGTTGAGGTTACTGAAGGCATTGAAATTACCGATTGTGGTTTACTCATCCTTGACGAGATGTATCCCTTTCTCGGTAAACTTATGGATAACGGATATTTACGCTGCATTACCCAGACTTACTCAACCATACGTTATCCGGTGAATGCTTACGTCCACGAATTGGTAGCTGAAAAGTTTGTGCCGAACCCACATAATTTGAAGTACATTTGCCACCTAGATGGAAACTTTGCTAATAATAAACGTAGCAACCTTATTTGGACTAACGAGGAGGAATATTACAATTCCATCACCCGTATATTTAAACATAAACCTAAACTATCCATTGATAGTGACGAGAGCGACAACAGTGATAGTGACAGTGATGATGATTATCATTCTTAATTTATTTTTTGTGCGCGCAGATCAGGGAAAAAATACAATGTTCGTAAATTACATAGGAGTGATTGGTTCAGCAGACATTTTACAAGCCCATTGACGATGTTCCCGATAAGTGTTATATACAGCTAACTCGAAGCTAATGTTTTCATGACTCACCGGGTAAACAACTGCAGACTCAGGTAGAAATTCTACGAAGACCAAGTTCAACCCATCTGGTTCTGGACCCCAACCATCATGAAACTTGTAATATTCAGAGGTAGACAATAATGCCCATGACTGGGATTCAACCAGAACATGGAATTCACCATATCCAAATATTTTGTCACCAAACTGATCAAAATGCTCGAAATGCGAGAAGACGGCCCGACTGCGAGTTTCTAATCGATTGAGTACATCTTCGGCCACTCTTTGCAAGTGGCGATCGTTGGGTCCACAGTTCCTTATAACCGCAGATACGACGCCTTGCATGTTTATATTTACAGAGTATTTGATATTGATGAGCTGTTCGGTCAATTCTTTAATCAATACATCTATCGATCCTTCAGAAGAAAAGTCGAATTGAAATCGTTCGAACTCGAGCTTAATAGCATCCATGTTTGAGAGACAATTAAACGCCCTCGATTCAATTTTAAATAATTGAAGGAGATTTATCGAATTCATGGACCCCGAGATATTCAATTATGTGTTGACCGAATACTGTTGCCCAAGAACGCTCAAATGCCTCGTGCGGGTAAGTAAAGATTTGCGTGATATATTAGAGACGAACTCCGCGTATCTGGAAATTAAGGCGTACAAGCATAGACCAACATTCATTACGGCATGTGCAAACGGTCATGTTTATATAGCGAGTTGGCTGCGAACCCTGCACAAACCCAGTACAAGTCTTTATCTGAGAGGTTGCTCCACTGCATGCAAACATGGACACATAAATATCGTAAAATGGCTGTACATGATTGATAAATCGGTAGTTAATAATGATACCTATAATGTGGCACATTACCACGAACAAGTAGAGATACTGAACTTGATGGACTCACTTGGCGTGCTTAGTGTAAAAAAACATATAATTCACTGCAATGAAGGTTATACATTTTCCGATGCATGTTACACTGGAGATGTAAATAAAGTTGAGCAAGCGTTTACCGAAACAAATCGAGCTGAGTTACACTTTGAATTCATACAAGCTTGTAAACAAGGTCATCTGAATCTTGCAAAATGGATATATGGACAAGAACCGATTGCCACAACGGGCTTCCAAAATCTTGAATCACTTGAAGGTGCAATGAATCATCTCGAGTTGTGCGAGTGGTTATTTAATAAATACCCCCGGTTTGATATGGTCGATTTTATTAGACGGAATGTTTTATCTCTGTGTCCGAGATGTTCATTGCCAGTAATAAAATTACTACTCAAAAATATCAGACGAGGGAAAATTCGTGATGAGCTGCTGGCACGATCCTTCGAATATGCGATGTATAACAAGCTCGAAGTTATGAAATGAGTATATTCACTTGGTATCCCCGATGATGCCTGTATTGCTGTATTCATCCGAGCAATATATTCGGTTGAAAATATGACATTTTTGTACAGTAAAATTAAAGATAAATTAACATCAGGGGATATCAACATGGCTATCAAAAATGCGTGCCTTAAAGATAGATTTGACATCACGAATTGAACCAGGGTTTCGAAGCTTCCGGAGCCTGCTGGGTCTGCAGGTGCACTCTGGCCTTATGGGTTAATTGAAGGTGCGCGTGGATTTAATTGAAAATTCAGCTTCTTGTATCTAACATGTCCATAATAGGCTCCTTTCATCCAACCAGAATGATACACAGAACTACCCCTCTCATCATCATTCTGGAAAAGGAATGTGATGATAATTATGTATTGTCTGCTCAACTAGCCTCAGAGATATTCCCTACAGTTATGGAGACTATGCAATTCGGGCTTGAAATTGACGAAGTATCTCATGAGCGAATATATTACGTTAGCAACGAGCGTAATGAAGTTATTGACAGATACCTGCGCGATAGAGGATTTACTCGCGAGCAATATGACGCCGTTCGAGGTGAGTTATTCAAAGCATTGTCCGACAAGACAAGAATCTTACGCGTCTATCCAGAACTTAACAAAGTAATCCATAAGACGGTCCACGAGATAGACTTCGAAGTTGTAATAACCACCCAACAAGATCCTCAACTTCCAGAGACAGCACGTGAAGGCTGGTACACGATGGAAATACATGCGATGTTCCCGGAAGGCAAGGAAGTTAAGAAACTTGACTTCCATTATCGCGACATTGAGATAGGAAGCTATCCTCCAGTTCCTGTAGACAGACACGCTGAAGTGTACAAGATTGTGCTGGCGCGCGTCATCGATAGTCTTCGAGCTGAAATTAACGGACCCCGTCGCTAACTGTCCACACATGGGACCTAGGATTGTACATAAAAAAGAGGATCAGCGACTGTGTCTATTTTTTCAGGGGGACTTGCCAGGCATGATATATATACCATAAATACACAACGCACATCCCTATAGTGGCAGCTGGAGCATCGGAATAATAATCAATGGCAAATCGGCATACAATCGGTAAAAGTGCGACTCCGACAGTCCGAAAATAGAGAATTACAGTGTTGATGTCGGTATCTCTGATTTTTCGATAAACTGTTTCAGGAGTATCAGTGGTGTAAATAACGCATTGAACCGTGATATTATCTAGTTGATTCTCCCGATATCGAAAAGTGCGAAACTTCCCATCCTTTTCGAGAAACGCAAATTGACCCCCGCTTTCACCTCGTAGAATACCGCGAAGTCTAGGATGCCAGAAATATGTGCAGGTTTCGGTTTTTTGGGAAATCTGTATATTTTCGATAAGTTTCGAAAATCGCTGACATGCCCGATGCATACTGGCAAACCCGCAGACAGGTAGGTATTCTATGATATTTTCCATAAGTTCATCGGGCAGTGTTGACATTGCTGGTCGAGAAGTGTACCTAAGTTTGAAATTCAATTTTAGCTAATTAAATTGAATGCGGTTACCAGGATTATCAAAAATGCCAGAATACATGGTAATAAAATTACATCTCGATAAGATTGATTCTGATGATACGGTAGTTGTCGTAAACTTGTTTGAATCTCGCGAAAATGTACTTGGTCATTTGGTTAAAATTTGCAAAGAACACGATAAACCCAAAAACCAATCTATCGACTACGATGCAATTCTTGAGTCTGGCGGCGTCACATTCGTCGGCGAAGATGTTTCGACTTATTTCACAATTCACGTCATGACTGATAGAAATAAGTATGAAGTTCTCGAAACTCCTGAACTTGAGCGTTATTTCCGGGTTCACAAGATTCAGTCTGCGAGAAAAGCCAAAGTCGGGCGGGTACATGAGCTTTTGGAGAAATTAACTCAGAACTAAGTCTGTCTTTTTTTGTATTAATTTAATTGAATACATCGCTGGGATTATCTAGATGTCGAAATACATAGTGATAAAATTACACATTTCCAAGTCAAACCCCAGTATATCCCCGATTATAAGGATATTTAATTCCCGCGAAGAGGCTCTTGCTAATCTAAAAAAGAAATGTGAACGGTATACTTTTGAAAGTCACCTTGTCGACTACGATGCAATCATGAGGGATAATGGCGCTATATTTGACGCTATCGATACCGCGATTCATTATACCATACGCCCTATGGAAAATGGAGATAAATTCAAGTCTGCCCGGCTTAAGCGTTTTGAGAGCTATATTCGACGTCCAAATCCAGTGCCGTTGTGGCTCGCGGATCTTCATTAAATCCGAGTTCTAGTTCTTTCATCAAGCAATCGACGATTCTGGTTCTATAGCTTTTTTTGTAGTTTTCCTCAGCATTGGCCTCAAATGCCAGCTCAGTATCAGTCATCGACCGGGAGTTATCCAAAATATAACTGCATGTTTCTTTATTAAACTCCAATTTTCCCACACTGGAATCATTACCTGGAATGTATTTGACCGATGTTCGCATCTCACAACTCTTTGATTCTTTAAACTCCAGACCAGAAATAGAAGGATCAGCAGAATATATTTTGACAAATCCATTCGATGAACTGTAATCGATGATCGCCCCCGCGCCGATACTCAGATCGATATGTATTTGGCTATCTCCAGATAACTCTTGCAGTAAATAAGACGTCTTATTGCATGCTACTATTTTATGCAAAAGTCCAACTCCATACAAGTGGAATTTACCCATGTCGATATTGCGTAAAGTGAAAGTTTCCATTAAATTGAGTAACTCTCCATGTATGAAATCCCATTTATTTGACACAGGTCCAGCCAAGCAATCCAACATATTTAATATAAATTCGCTCAAATTTATATACCCACACTGGGTTGTGAATGTCGACTCTCCAAGATAGAAGCGTCCGATCGTAATAGATTCGGGTATCTTCAAGTTTCCGATTGTCAATGTGTCTTTGCCACAGCCTACTTTAATTAACCAGTTTGTTAACGCTCTTATAGAGGTATATATTGCCCCACTTCTATTCTTACCCCATACATCCGGGCTGAGGAACCCAATTTGCTTTAGGTCTGCATCTGCATTTGATATGCTCTTGAACCTTTTTTGCCCGATTTGGATACGTTCCACGCCATTAATCCTGGAAGAAGTGTGTGGAATATCATATAAATCCCCTTGACGGATGTAAAAGTTCGTTACTTTGGTGCCAAATGCGAAGTGATTAAGTACATCCTCGCCCTGAATAGGGTAATCCAAAGATATCGAGCTTGGGAAACTTGTCCTAAATTCTAAGATTGATATGTGCTCAGATGGGGTACAACGATTTTCCACCTCGTTTACATTAGATAGATGAAGTTTATACTTCTTGTCAAGTGCGTCGATCACGTTATTGGGTCCGACCAACAGAATGAATCTGATAGCATCTTCTAGGCTGAAACTAGGTATCAAGTTGATACCATCGTAATATCTATGAGTGGAACATTCGAATTTATCAAGAAGATCCCCAATAGAGATATCGAACTTGAAGTTTCTGGATTTTCCGATGTAGTTGAAAATCATGCTGGCTTATAATTGAAAATCCTAAGATTTAATTGAAATTGCCGATTATATAGTTAACTGCACCTGATGTTACATAAGTCTGTAATTGTTTAAGATAGATAAGCCGAAGCAGACATGGTGAAAAATGAGTATTTTATTCAGAGTTAATTTTGATGGGTAATTGAACCCGCCTCCTCTTAAATTTGCATATGTTGACCTAAAACTCTGATTTGAAGAAAATAGATTTTTGGGCAATTATCGAAACTAAATCCAACGCGAATGTAAATAAATGGACCAAATATATGAGATTGCGTAAATCGGCAAGCCAAGCAATAATAATAAGATTTGAGATGTTATCAACATTCACTTGGATTTATCGGTTCTGCCTCCTCTGAAATCTGAGTCTGCCGATGTGAAATTGCAATTTGTCCAAAGTTGACTTTTTAGCCCATTTTCGCAGCCAAAACATTGAAATTTATGTTCACGGGACATACACCAAACGCTGATTTGAGGCTTGAAAAATATGCTGCAAAACGTTGTCACTTTTGACTTACCGACTATAATTAAAGTTAATTATGACGATGCATTGACGGTTTTTGGCCGAAAGTTGGCGAAGTTATGAAAAGTGCTTAAATCTGAGTTTGACGATGGGAGACCGCGATTTGTCCAAAGTTATCGAAAAAATAAGATTAAACAAATCGCAGTCGAAGAAGGTCCACGAATGTTAATTTAAATATATCATTTATATATTCACAAATGAACTCCAACGATTCGTATAGCAGCATGGTAACCCAGTTAATGACGATGATCTTAATGAGTACAATTACACCAATCATGGCAGCCAGCGCAAGTAATATACTAAACTACATTGATATATTAGTTAGGTTTCTATATTGCTGGCTCCTACAACGATTCGGCCCTAAACGTTACTCAGTCACAATTAAGCATACAATGATAACATCTGGAACATCTATTGATTATCAGGAAGAAGACACAGTGTATAACGCGAAAGTTATACGAGCTGTGCTTATGCATCTTCAATATAATAAACATACCTTTGACAATGAGATTTGCAATATGGTCAGACCAGATGATTCTCCTAGAACCAACTTCTTGGGAATGAAGGCATATCTGAAAGCGCATAAGTTTTTGTTTATCCCCACTAGTCAGTTTACATATCGTGACATGCGTATTACATATACAAAAGATCAGTCCCATCATGATAACATTCGTGAGACAAAGATATTATTGACAATTGACAGCACAATATCCTCCCAATATATTCATGATTTTATCAATGAATGTTATATTCAGTTTGTTGATCGCACGTATGATGTCGTTATTGACACGCCATACATATATAAGCAGATTCCACATCCAACCGAGCCACAATTTAAGCGATATACACTTAATTCTACAATGACATTCGATAAGCTGTTCTTTCCCGAAAAAAACAAGATCCTCAACATGATCGAAAGGTTATCATCGGGTCAGTTGCAGAAACTGGCAATTATGTTGACTGGTACTCCGGGTTGTGGCAAGAGTTCTATTATCAAGGCCATTGCACATAAACTTGGATATTGCATCATCGAGGTAAAGCTGTCTCTCGTAAAGTCGGACTCGGCTTTAATCGATATATTTCACAACCAAATAATCATACAGAAGACGATCAATGCCGAGATATGTGACCTCGTGCCTATTAATAGGCGCATATATATTTTTGAGGATGTTGATGCCGAAAGTGATATTATACATCAGCGCACCAAAGACACTACTACAATCACACAATCTTCAACCACGACACTAAAATTATCAGATGATAAGAATACTGTCCTCGAAAAGCCGCCAACACTAACACTCAGTGGCGTTCTTAATACATTGGATGGTATTCTTGAGATGCACGGTTGTGTAATTGTGATGACAACGAATCATATCGAGAAGCTCGATGCGGCGTTTTACCGACCTGGGCGAATTACAATGATGCTCGAGATGAGGAAGATGCGGCGTATTGATGCACTGTGCCTTATTCATCGTAAATTTGACTCAGCTGTGATTCCGGACGATGCACTACTTGATGGCGAGTTAACTGCTGCCACTTTGGAATCGTACTGCCAGATTGCTGAAACCCAAGAAGAGCTCATTGAACTAATTGCTGCTGCCCGCACAATGTAATGTAGTAATTACTATGCTTATTGGCTCGACATGACTGATTAAGTGCTAATTATTTTTTGCCTTAAGTAGCTGTCATCTGCTGATCTCTGAACCAAAGTTTAAGTTCGGTTAACAAACAGTCAACTACTCTAGATTTATGATTTTTCCTGTAAATCTCTATAGCCCTGTCTTCGGCTATCTTACGAAAATTCTTTAATACATATTTGCATGCATCTCTGTCGAAATCCAACCTTCCCAACCTAAATTCCTTACCTGGGAAATATCTGACTGACCCCGAAATTGTATATTTTCTTAATCTCGCGAACTCTAAACCAGAAATGGGGAATTCAGTAGAGTGTACTCTAACAAACTTCTTCGACGAACCGTCTCCATAACTAGTAATTAATTTGGCTCCGGCCTTCAAATCGATGCATATTTGGTCGTCCCCAGATAACTCTTGTGGTGAATAAGTAAGCTTATCGCAGGCTATGATTTTATACAAGAGTCCAACTCCGCGTAAATGAAATTTACCCATATCAACATTGTGAATCGTAAAAGATCCTCTCAGATCGAGCAATTCTTGGGTTATGAAATCCCATTTATCTGGTACAGTGCCGGTCAGATAATCCAGCATGTCGGCTAACTCTCTACTCAGGTTTATAGAACCGTATTCAGATGTAAAGTTCGAACAATTTTGATTCGTATCTCCAATTGTGATAGATTCGGGTAATTTCAAGTTTCCAATTGTTGAACCATAATCACTGCAGTTAACCTTGTTAATTAACCAGTTTGTTAACACCCTCATAGAGATCAGTACCATCTCATGTATATATTGAGTTGAATGTAATTCCACATCTGGAGTGCGCTTAAACTTGTGTTGTCCAATATGGATATATTCTGCGGTACCAGTTTTAGAAAAAGTACATGGAATACCCCACAAGTTCATTGCATCAATGCCGAAGTTAGTTATATCTTCGCCGAAAGCAAAGTAACTGAGTATATCATCCCCTTGAATTGGGTACATCAAAGATATCAAACTCGGAAGATCTGTTTTAATTCTTAGATACAATGTATGTTCGAATCGGATCTGGTTGAGAGCTTCAATCACTTTATTGGGTCCAACTGACAAGATGAATTTGATTGTATCCTCGAGTGTAAAATTAGGCATCCTTTGGAGATCTTCGTGAT